GTTGCCGGTGGGTCCGGGCCGCAGCGGCTGAACACGCCGTCGACCTGGGTGCACACGAAGAACCCGGCCGTGCACCGGCTCAACTACCAGCTGGGCTTGCGTGCGCTTGTCTCCGGCCGGACCTTGATCGGCGAGGGCAAGAGCCTCGGCCAGATCGATCTCGCCACCTATTTCGTCGCCATGAACGTCTGCGACACTCTGCGCAGCAACGGCAAGAAGACCTATGAGTGCTCTGTCTTCGTCAGTGGCGACGATGATCACACCGAGGTGCTGAAGCAGTTTGATGACGCGATGGCCGGCTATGGGCTTAACCGCCGCGGCCTTTCCGGCGTCATTCCCGGTGCACCGCAGATCCCGGTCAAGGATCTGACTGCAGCCGACATCCCGATCGACCGCGCCAAGGACGTGCAGTTCCGGCCTTCGGCTTTCGAGCGCTTCAACCACCTTTCCGGCCAGTTCACCTCGATCGAGTCGATGTGGAACCCGGAGAGCCTGAAGCCGGTCTATGTGAATGCGGACATCGCCGCCGACNGTCGATGTGGAACCCGGAGAGCCTGAAGCCGGTCTATGTGAATGCGGACATCGCCGCCGACGGCCGCAACCGGCAGACGAGCATCGATTTCCTGCAGGTGACCGATCCGGACATCGCGCAGTATCTGCTCAATATCCGCTACCGGCAGAACCGCATGGGCGGCAAGGCGACGGTTCCCGTCAGCCGTCGCTTTGGTCTGGCGGTACAGGAAGGCGAGTGGATCACCTGGCGTGGCAAGACCTGGCTGATCAGCGAATGGCGGGCCGACGAGCGGCTGCGCATCACGCTGGTGCTTTCGGAGACCAGTGCGGCGATCTATGACGACGACGGCATCGAGCCCGGCCCAATTGTCGTGCCGCCGACGCCGCCGATCAATCCGTCGCTGCTCTCGACCGTGCAGAACTTCAATGTTGCCGCCGGCATGATCAACGGCGCGCAGGGCTATGACACGCCGGCGCTCGTCTTCACCTGGACGCCGCCGGACGATCCGACGATCACCGCCGTCCGCTTTGTCTATCAGATCGAGGGCACGACAGAGATCTTCGAGGATCAGTGCACCTCACCCGAGGACGGTAGCTTCCGCACCACGAAGAACGTCGTCTCCGGTAAGGTCTACAATGCCCGGGCGACGATCACGACCGTCCCCGACCGGCTGCGCACCTTCACGCCCTGGATGACGACGGCGCAGCCGACCGGTTTGCAGACGCTGCTCACTGGCTTGCAACAGCTGCAGGACGATGCGCTGAACCGCTTCAAGGAACTGCAGCAGGAAATGGACGAGTTCTTCCGGCCGCGCCTCGTCGAGCTGCTGGATGCTTTCTCACTCGAGGGTGCCGTCGGACAGATCGAGCGCCAGCAGATCGTTGCCACCATAGGCGACGCGCTGGCGCAGATCATCGAGGAGCGCCGGGTACGCGTTTCGGAGAACGAGGCGATGGCGCAGTTGCTCACGTATCTGCAGGCTAGCCTCGGCACCACAAATGCGCGGCTGATCACCGAGGAGACTGTGCGCGCAACGACAGACAGCGCCCTCGCAAGCTCGATCACGACACTCGACGCTGAAGTCGATGGCAACCTCGCCCGCTTGATCGCCGAGGAGACCGCTCGCGCAGACGG